TTGCAAAGTGACAAAGAAAGTCACCAAAAAACACGAAAAAAGGAACATAAAGGAGGAAACAATATGCCACGATCTAAAAATTCTTATCCTGGGGTTTTTCAAACGGATGACGGCAATTTTGGTTATCGCTTCGTTGTAACAGTTGGTGGTCACCAAAAGACAAGAAAAAAAGTCAAAGATGAAAACGGCAACCCATTCAAAACAAGAATACAGGCCGCCAACGCCCGCGCGATTGATATTGAGAAAACCAAAGCCGGAGTAATTGACAAGCCTGTATCATTTCCAAAAGTGACTGTATCTAAAGTATACACCGACTACAGGAAAAATGGAACCACTGGAAAGGCCTATACTACTTTATTAAAACAGGACTCTCTCTGGGAGAACCACATCAAGGAAAAATTCGGCCGCCGTATCATTTCAAAGGTAACGGCAGCAGAGATTGATGATTTTCTATCAGACCTATATTATAAGGAAGGGTATTCTTACGGATACGTTGAAAGCTTCATTAAGTTTTTCTACCTATTATATGGGCAGGCCTTCACCAGAGGATATATAAGCGCTGATCTTCACGCACACATGACAAAATCGCAATCATCAAAGATTCATATGCCAAATAAGAAAGTTGATGAAGATGACGACATTCGCTTCTTTAATGAAAGCCAATTAAACACACTTGATGAGTACTTCAAAGGTACAAACGCAGAAACAGCCTACATGTTGGGGAGATACTGCGGCCTACGTATCAATGAATGCTATGGGCTTAAATGGGACCATGTAAACTTAGACGATGGGTCAATTAGAATTGATCGCCAAATGCAGTACCAGGAAGGACTGATTAAATTAGTTCCTGTGAAAACGAGAAACGGCGTCAGGTCCATTTTTATTCCCGATGTGCTAGTTCTATATCTTAGAGAATTAAGACAGAAGATAGACAGCCTCGAAAATGAAGCAGAACGAGAACAGAATAAAACAATGATCATAGACATAGACGGAAAACAACTTTCTTCTCTTTCCCTCGTCAACTGCCAGCTTAACGGAAAAATACAGACTAACAATTCTATGAAATACCACAGCAAGAAATTAGCGGGAGAGGGCTTAGAGTTTAAATATCACTGGCTACGACATACCTATGGAACAATGATGGCCGCAATGAATACGCCTGAATATCTTCTCTGTTCGCAAATGGGGCACGCTAGTTCACAAATCACTCACAAGTACTACGTGGCCCTCAGCAAGCCCGGCATTGATGTTTTACGCGACCGTCTTAACAAGTTATAGGGTAATAAGTAAAGTCGTTATATCGGGCGGATTTCGCGTCCTGTGTTGTACTGTATCGCGCACGTGTACTCTATGAAAAAGTTGAACACTTAATGCGCGCGATAAATACTCAATACGTACCCGCGCACTTTTGGAATTAGTGCATCTATAATTTACGCAAAAAAAGCCCAGGGAATTTATCCCCGGGCTTCTTATTTTAAAGCAGTCTATTTACTTCTTTTTGTACTTCGTTGTAGTTATATCCCGCTGATTCAAGCTTTTTCTTACGGTCGGAACCATTGCCCCACTTACCTGCAATGACCTCTTTAGCGATAGTTGTCACGCTTTTCTTATTCAAGGAATTAACGGCCGCCTGTACTTCATTGTAGTTGTATCCAGCAGCAGTCAATTTATTTTTACGGTCTGCACCGTTGCCCCACTTACCAGCAAGCACCTCTTTTACAATTTCACTCACTGATTTAAGAGTAGGCTTATTACATAAAGCATTAACTGCTTTTTGCACTTCATCGTAGTTATACCCAGCGGCCTCTAATTTTGCTTTACGGTCCGCACCGTTGCCCCATGAACCAGCTAACACTTCTTTAGCAACCTCTGAAACTGATTTGCTAGGTGTAGAAGCTGTACCGTTTAAGATTTCATTAACTCTTGCTTGAACAGCGTTATATTTATCGCCTAGCGCGTTCTTTCTTGCGTCACCTGATCCGAACTCACCAGCAATAACACGTCTTGCTAATTCGTCGATTGTTCCCGATACAGTAGGAGTTACACCACCGCTTGGTGCTACATTGTCGCTATACTTTGGAACAATGAACCCTCTGATATATCTACCGTTAACAGACAACTCACGTCTGGCAACTTTTTCTCCATTATTGCCTTCAATAACATGGATAATTCCGCCGGATGTGTACTCAACAACGCCGACATGGTCTGGATTTCCTGTATTGTCCCCAATGCCTGAATCCTGCCAGTCGTAAAGAATAATATCTCCACCCTGTGGAACATAACTATCGTTTTCAACCCAGATTCCTTTAGCCTTTGCGCCTTCGATCATATAATGGCATGATACCTCAAGCGGAACCACGTTTGTATTACCAGTTGCAATAGCGGCGGCGCTAACAGTACCAGCACACCACTCATCGGAATACTGTAATTTGTAACCTCTTGCCCTTGGTGTGTGTGAATTGTAAATATCGATGATCTCTCTGAATGATCCGTCTACCTCATTCTTTCCGATCCAGGATTGCATTTTCGCAATCATTGCTTGTCTACTTCCCATAATGTCCTCTCCTTCTACGCTTTCTGCGCTGTCGTATGATGTAAGATTGTAAAGCTTAATAATTTGCATAAGACTATTAACGTATGTAGAACTTGTGGCATATCCATCATTTTTAATAGTCTCAATGTATTTTTGAGGGTTTACAATTCCTTTCAGATTTTCATATCTTGAAAGCTGGATAAACTCAAAATAGCCCTTAACCCCGTTTTCCATGTTGTCATATACACGAAAGTTATCTTTAATAGTCGCAAGAGTGCCCGCCGTGTACTCTTCCTGCGTTGTCATATTAACGCTGGGGCCTGTCCACTTTGTGCCACACTTCATACCAAAATAATTGTGATAATCGGCAGCAAGTCTACTCTTGCCCCATCCACTCTCTAAAATCGCCTGGGCGATAATAGGGCTGTGCACACTAATTCCGTATGAACCAGCATATTTTTGTACATACTTTGCGATATCGTCAACGAATTTCTGTTTGTCTGTATCTAATAGCATGATTTCATTCCTTCTTTCTCTTTGCGTAATAACATATATAAATTTGTATACGAAATAGGGCATATTTTTATAGTCTGATATCGTATATAAAAATGTATATAAAGTAAGGGACAAAACCAGGAATAAAATTATCCCTAATTTTGCCCCTTTTTTTAGTTTCGAAAAGGGATATTTACTTGTTCCCGTTTTCGTCCCTTGCATTGTCCCCATTTTTGTATCTATAATTAGAGACCATTAACACCGCACCGAGGAAAGTTCCTACAGCTGTGATAGTCTGTGCGATTGCATCAGCATATGGTAAATTCCATAACGGAAAAATAGAAGCTACGAAAGTAGCAGCAGCGGGAAGCACGATAATAGCAACCCATTTCAAAATGTCATAAATTTTATTGTTCATAATAGAACCTCCTTCTTATTTATTAATGCCCATGTCTTCACGTAAAAGCGAATTGTCTTTTTCTCTTGCGCTTTCATCTGTAACCACGGGCAATGTAACACAATATTTATATCCGGCCTCACCGTCGCCATTTCCACCAAGTAAATTGTATGGAACGTAAATGGCGCCTAGTGTGGCCTTTTCTTTTAGCGTGATTGCCTCACGTCTTGCAATTTTATCTGTCATATATACCAGCTTGTCGTGACCTATACCGATCAGAAGCTGTTTAATCCCGTCATTCTCTTTCCGAGTCTCAACCAGGATTTCACTCAACTTCTTAATCGTTTCGTCATGATTTTCTAGTCCGTCTTTTAATTCTTTGTAGCGTGTGTCACTTTCATCATCCTTTTTATCATGCCTTGTAATTAAATACTGAATGAATGTAAAGAATGCCCCGGAACTAATCACCGCTATAATTACATCCTGTGTCAAAGGCTACACCTCCTTCCAACCGTAAACCCCAGGGGCCCATACGTTATTATCTATAGTAGATTCGTATGTTTTCCCGTTATACGTTACACGGTCGCCTTTCATGTATGGGTTAGTGCTTCCTGGCTGTTCCCATTCAGGCGTTTTGTTTTCGTCAGGAATAAGGACTTTTGCAAATAACGACACTGCAGTGTCAGGCGTCCATGTTGCCTGGCTAGTGTGTGCTTGTAGTACTTTATACAGCACGCCGTTATATTGAACTCTATCATTTACAGCGTAGCCTGCCCCCGTTTTCCATAGTGGGAAAATCTCCGGGGCCTGCATTGCTTCAGCTTCGGGAAGGCTTGCCGCCGCCTTTTCAATGATTGGGCGTAGGCGTTTAGCTTTCTCCAAAAAGTAATTTGTTTTATTCATCGCCAACACCTCCCATAAGTACATCATAGGCAGCAGCCTTTTCTTTCACTGTCTGTGCCTCACTGATACATTTATCTGTTTCTGTATATGTTCTATTGAATTCTGGCGGATCTATAGCCTGGACATAATCGCCCTCCGGGAAGCCACCGTGAATATAGAAGCCCGCGTCAGAATATGTTTTTATATATCCATTTTCTAGTGTTTCTGTCTTAATCATAGTTTTACACCCCATTTATATATATGTCAGGAAATTGTCTTAATAATAGAAGCGTACTTACTCCAGTTTGTCGCCGTTTTATATGATTCAACTAAAGAAGCATCAACAAAGATTTCGCCGTTTAAACTTTCAATAGGGGAATCGGAGAAAACAAAGCCTTCTTCATTCTTAAGCATTGTTTTTCCTCTAATAGTGACTTTCTTTAAGTTTAAGCATCTATTGAAAGCTTGTATTGCAATACTTCCACCATTTGCGTTCACTGTAATGTCAACTTCTGAATATCCGCAGAGGTCAAAGGCCATCGTGCCAATATATCTAATATTGCCCAGCGTTAATTTTCCAAGGTCCTGTAGTGTTGCTGGGGCTGTTTGATACGATGGCTGTAACTCAAAAGCATATTGCTGGATTGATTCAGCTTTTGGCAGTGTCAGATTTTTAATCGCTGGACCATTAGCAAAAGCCGCCTGATATATATAAGTCGCTTTTGGGGCGTTTAAGCGTGTTAATGAAGTACACCCCTCAAAAGCGCTTGGTTTTATTGTTTTTGCCGCGGGAATGTCTACTTCTTTCAAGCTTTTAAAATAACCACAACAATTAGGACGGATAGAAGCGACAGTTGGACTTGAAATCCTTGTAACCCCGGACCCGTCAAGTAATGCGCTTATCCCAAATAGCCCATTAAGTGCATTAGGAATTTCCCCAGCTTTGAGAAGACCAGTTAACCCAGCCTTGCTTCTCACTGTGTCAGTAATAGCGGTCCATGCCGCTTTAGTCATATAAATTAAGTCTGCCATGTTCCCGCCTCCTTACATTCCCGTAGATTCTGCATTGACCATTAAAGCCAATACAGCGTTAGCAATTGTATTTTTATCACTCTCAGTGAGTGTATAAGCTGGGCCTGGGATACCCTGAGGACCTGTGGCCCCGTCTACTCCGTCGTTAATAGTTGCAATAGCTTTTCCATCAACTGAAACAGTTGTTACAGTCCCAGATTTTGTAGCTGTTACACTCGGTGAGTGTCCATCTTTACCGGCTGCGCCAGTTTCTCCCCTGAGTCCTTGCGGTCCAGTTTCGCCAATAGGGCCTTGAATTCCCTGTGCCCCCGTTTCTCCTGTGTCGCCTTTTGCCCCGTCATTGATTGTTGCAATTGCTACACCGTCAACTTTTACAGTTGTTACAGTCCCAGCCTTTGTTGCTGTTACATTTGGGGAATGTCCTGCAGCGCCCGGTTCACCGACTGGGCCTTGAATACCAGGATCACCTTTTACACCCTGAATACCCTGAGGGCCTTGTTCGCCATCATTAATAGAAACAACGTTTACTCCGTCAATAGAAATAGTTGTAACAGTTCCTGTTTTAGAGGCTTTTACAATAGGAGAGTGGCCAGCTTGTCCCGTTGGACCTGTAGCCCCTGTCTCACCGATTGGACCTTGAGGTCCCATTTCTCCAGGGTCACCTTTTAAACCTTGAGGGCCTCGTGGGCCTGTTTCGCCAGTTGCCCCTGTTTCTCCTTTTAAACCCTGGGGACCTTGCGGACCTGTCGCCCCGTCATTGATTGTTGCTGCTATTTTGCCATCTATTGAAAGCGTTGTTACTGTTCCCGTTTTTGTTGCTGTAACGATAGGGGAGTGACCGTCATTTCCCGCTGGTCCTTGAGGTCCTGTCTTTCCAATAGGCCCCTGCGGTCCTGTTTCTCCTGCTGGTCCCTGTAATCCTGTATCGCCCTTGATTCCCTGGATTCCTTGCGGTCCTGTTTCACCTCTAGGGCCTGTTTCACCTCTAGGGCCTGTTTCTCCAGTGTCGCCTTTTAATCCTTGAGGCCCTGGATCACCTTTTTCACCTTGTGGACCTGTCGCCCCGTCTACTCCGTCGTGAATAGTTGCAATAGCTTTTCCATCAACTGAAACAGTTGTTACAGTCCCAGATTTTGTAGCTGTTACACTCGGTGAGTGTCCATCTTTACCGGCTGCGCCAGTTTCTCCCCTGAGTCCTTGCGGTCCAGTTTCGCCAATAGGGCCTTGAATTCCCTGTGCCCCCGTTTCTCCTGTGTCGCCTTTTGCCCCGTCATTGATTGTTGCAATTGCTACACCGTCAACTTTTACAGTTGTTACAGTCCCAGCCTTTGTTGCTGTTACATTTGGGGAATGTCCTGCAGCGCCCGGTTCACCGACTGGGCCTTGAATACCAGGATCACCTTTTACACCCTGAATACCCTGAGGGCCTTGTTCGCCATCATTAATAGAAACAACGTTTACTCCGTCAATAGAAATAGTTGTAACAGTTCCTGTTTTAGAGGCTTTTACAATAGGAGAGTGGCCAGCTTGTCCCGTTGGACCTGTAGCCCCTGTCTCACCGATTGGACCTTGAGGTCCCATTTCTCCAGGGTCACCTTTTAAACCTTGAGGGCCTCGTGGGCCTGTTTCGCCAGTTGCCCCTGTTTCTCCTTTTAAACCCTGGGGACCTTGCGGACCTGTCGCCCCGTCATTGATTGTTGCTGCTATTTTGCCATCTATTGAAAGCGTTGTTACTGTTCCCGTTTTTGTTGCTGTAACGATAGGGGAGTGACCGTCATTTCCCGCTGGTCCTTGAGGTCCTGTCTTTCCAATAGGCCCCTGCGGTCCTGTTTCTCCTGCTGGTCCCTGTAATCCTGTATCGCCCTTGATTCCCTGGATTCCTTGCGGTCCTGTTTCACCTCTAGGGCCTGTTTCACCTCTAGGGCCTGTTTCTCCAGTGTCGCCTTTTAATCCTTGAGGCCCTGGATCACCTTTTTCACCTTGTGGACCTGTCGCCCCGTCTACTCCGTCGTGAATGTCAATGACCTTTACACCGTCGACGTAAATTGTAACAGTGGCGTTTTCTTTTGTTGCTGTAATTTCCGGTGTATGTCCATCAACACCATTCTTACCACTAGCAAGGGTCGCAATAACAACACCATTAGATAAGATCTCTGTATTGTCTCCAACTACTCGCGCTGTGATCTCTGGTTCTGGCCCCGTCTCACCGATTGGGCCTCGTTCACCTACTGGGCCTCGTTTCCCATTGAGAATTTTCGCCTGTGTTGTTCCGTGTGTGTCTGTTACTGTAATCGTTGCCCCGTCTTCGTCCTGTGTAACCTTAGCGCCAACATCAAATTTTACAGCGTCAACAATGCGTCCGCATTCTTCTGCATATGCGCGGCACGCTTCTCTGTACGTGATAATATCGTCTGGGACTTCGATATAGTCACCATAGACATATCCAGTTCTATCGTTACAGATATAGAAAGTATTTGTGCCTTTTGTTTTTTCTGTCTCGCTATTACTGAATACAAGTCTAATAGGACAAACATCTTTTTCATTAAAGATATCTTTATCAATGATGGCAGCAAAGCCGCTTTCATTAGCAAAAAGCTTAACAACATTGTTGTCAATCAAAGCAATATGCGTATCAAAGTCTGTCATCTTATCGTCTGTAAAGATAACAAGTTCATCTGTTTTATTACCATCTAAATATCTGAGAACCGGTACAACAGATGTAGTTACACGAAAATCATTCATATAAACTTTTGCCATTTAAAATACCTCCTTAGTAAACATTAGTTCCTGTCTTGCCTGCAATCTCCGCAATTGTTCTTGAAAGCGTCTTTTTTGACGTTCCTAGCTTAATAGAGTCATATCTATCAGTGAGTACGTTGTATACTGTCTCTGTAATACGCATTTCTTCATTGACTCCAAATTCAGGGAAAATAACATTTAACATATTACCGCACTCAACATTTTTATCGTCATAATTTGCAATTGTGCATGTTGTTGTAACCTCTGGACTTGTGGAAATAGAAGACGCAGCAGAAAGAAGTTGTTCTTTTGTAGGCTTTGTTTCAAATAAAGAAGATAGATCTCTTAATTGTGCAGCTTGCATTGGGTAAACATTATCCATTCTCCTATCGCACACAAAAACTTGTTCTACAACTCCACCAATTTCTTTTTTCCAGAATAATACCTGGTTTGATTTTGCATTATCCATGTCTATTTCACGCTTAAAATCTGATATGTTATTAGAATACCTAATAGGCATATGGTTGGTATTTTCTTTCTTATATGTTTCTGGATTGAAGGTCATTTTTCGATCTCCAGTATATTCCCATTTGCCACCTCCAAATCTATCGAGAATACTTCCTTCTGTTCCCATCATAATATCTCTGATTGACTTAACATCATCAGAAAATTTCCCACCTTTCCAGTTGTCTTTATAAGGTACAATGATTTCAATTGGGGACTTTCCTTCATTATTGATTAGAAAATCGCCTCTTCCCATTGCCGGTGAGTACTTTCCTGACAGCACTTTAGATAAGTCACCAAGACCAGGAAGATATTCTATAGGTTCAACATAAATGTATCTAAGTCTTGAAGAAAGATGTTCTGCCTTAACTGTGATTGTATGATCAATAGAGTATTGAATGTCATAAATTTCAAAAGAGAATCGTAGTGCTTTCGTAGTGTCCTTATAGCATCTAACAATATTTCCAACTACTAAATTTTTTAAGTTGTTTTCTGAAATAGCGCAAACCATTGAGAGAGTAAGATCACCATTCATGATTTCTGTAACAGCTATACTAATAATGTTTTCTGGGGCAGCGATTTGTTCGCCTACAATATCTACTGGGTCGCCTTTGAATAATTCAACGTCATTTAGTTTTAACATTTTTATTCCCCCCTTAAATCCTATAAAACATAGGAATAATTTGAAAATAATTAGTAGATGTGTAACCAACACCTCCGAGTGTATATCTAATAGACGCCGCATTTGTTATTTTTAAAATGCTAGTCGTACCTCCAGGGATAATTAGAAAATCGCCAACAAGTCCTCCATATTGTCCTTCAGTGGACGCCACCCTATTTATGCCGTCAAAATTAACATCAACTGAAGTTGAAGTTGTGTATCCAAGCTGTGAGTTTTTAATCGAAATTTTACTTCCTCCGCAAGAGAAAACCGTGTCAGACGTACCAGCTGGTTTATAACTTCCACGGATTATAGGGTAAGCATCAAATGCTGTTTTGTTGTAAAATGGAAAGCAGAATGTTGTATTTTCCATATAGTAAAAATACATAAGTTCTTCATATCTGTATTTTTTAGCATTTGATGATTCCATTCTAAAATCAGATGTTTTAGAAGCATGGATTTCCCCTTTGAACCCAGCATACTTTGTACCATTTTTGTCAACAAGTGGAATAGTAACAGTTCCATTTTTAAATTCTGTTTCTCCGTCATATACAACTGTTGTACCGTTGGATTTATAGAAATATCCGTTTGATACAGTGATTGTTTCGTCTGTAGCAAATGTCCATACATAAGTAGTACCAGCATCTGATAAATATTGTACTTTATTATCCACAATATAAGCATAGTCATTACTATTTACAGTACTATCTACTCTTTCATATGGACACAAAGAATAATTTCTAGGAACAATGCTTTCACGAAGGAAACGCTGCGGCTTGCAATTAAACGTAAGATCAAACATACCGGCATTATTACCTTTTGAAGTGAACGCCTCTGGTGTAAAAGGTCCACGAAATTCTGCGTATCTCACTTCATCTGGATTGTATGGGTCTATTAATTCATGATATCCAGGATTAGCTAATAAATAACTTTTAAGCTTTGCAATATTTTCTCTAAAATTTGATAAGATACAGCAAGAAGAATATGTTACATCAACATTATTCCAACCGCCGTTATCAATTAAAATGTCGCCATTTCTTCCCGGTACGTGAATTTGTGTTACGTCCCTGGAAGGGGCCCCAAAAGCCCCTTTACCAAGTACGAACATATCACATTCTTTACCGAGATCCACGCCATTAAATACTAATGAAGAACCCCCTTCATAAGGGTTACTATAATTTTCATCGTATGCCATTATACGTAGGCCTCCCTTCTTACGCAGTCGAAAATGACTTCTGCCACTTTGTCCGCAATATCTTTTGTATCCTGACCAGGATTTGCAACAACTGTAATATTGTTTGTTACCTGACCGCCTCCACCGTTACCAACGGCACGGTTGATCATTCTTTCAAGGCTATTCGCCCCGACAACAACTTCTGCGCCTCTTTCACCAGCACCAAGTAATTTTCCGTTCATTGCCCCAAAAATAGTAGGGTTTGAAAGGATCATACCTTTATCCATTGCTTTAGCGTACCAATCTACGCCAACATGAGGTACAGATCCAGACTTTGCATTGAAATTACCGTACATATAGAAATGAGGTAATCTAATATATTGTCCCATATTGAATGAGACTCTATTAATTGCTGACTGGATAGAAGATACAGAACTTTTCACCGTTCTGATAGCAGATGAAAATGTATCTTGAATGCTAGTCGACATTGTCGAAATCTTTTTACTTACAGTGTTAACAATTGAAGTCATACTCTTATCAATAGAAGTACTCATTGATGTAAAAGATTTATCAAGTTGGCTTGCCATCGCTGTTGTTTGTTTCAATGTTGCGGTATTCATACCGCTTAAACCGGTATTTGTACTGTTACTCATAGAAGTAGTGCTTTTACCGATATTTGTTGCAAGTGTGTCGTATTTTCCTGAAATATTGCTTGTAGTATCACTTACATTAGACTGTAATCCGCTAAGTGTATCTCCAATTCTTCCAGAATTGCTAGAAACAGTATTCAACATACTTGAGAAGTCTGAAGTAGTTGTGCTGTCCATATTACCGAAAGCCGTATCTACAGAGTTCTGCGTTGACGTTGCCATATCTTGAACTGCGCCAGTAGCAACATTTGTTTTTGAATCAATTGTGCTATAGATATTACTCCAACTTGTATTTGTCGTGCTTTCGATATTGCTAAATGACGTAGACACGGATTGTTGTGTCTTACTTGCCATATCGCTTACGCTTTCATTAATTTCGTCTGACTTGTCGGATACTTCTTCTGAAGTTCCGGTGAATTTTTCTTTAATCCAACCACATATATTTCCGATAGAGTCAAAAATCGTACTTGCGAATGAAACAATACCTTCACCAATAGCAGTAATGATTGTCTTACCAATTCCAATCCAATCGACAGAAGCGAAAGCATCAATAATTGATGTAAAGATTTGTGGAAGTGAAGCAAGCAAAATTGGGATAGCCTGAATAAGTCCACTAGCCAATGCCACAATCACTTGAATACCGCCTTCAATAATAGTAGGTAAGTTATTCAAGATAGCCTGTCCTAAAGAAATAATGATCTGTAATCCAGACTGAATGATCAAAGGCAAGTTATTTAACAACCCATTCACGAGAGTAGTAATAATTGAAACAGCCATATTTACCATATCCGGTAAATGATTTGTAAGTTCCCCTAAGAACCCAGTAATTGCTTGTGTAGCTGTTGCAATCAAGGTAGGGATACTATTTACAATTCCCTGTGCAAGTCCCATTAAGATATTCATACCAGCAACTAAAAGCTGCGGGATATTCTGAATGAGAGTAGAAACAATTACAGCAATTGCCTGCACTGCAGCAGGTATTAATGTTGGTAACTGTTGCGCAAGTCCATTCACTAAAGAAGCGATGATCTGAACACCACCAGCAACAACGGTAGGCGCATTCGCTGTAATTACATCAAGGAATGATTGAAGCACATGAGAACCTTCCTCAATAAGAGTAGGAATCTTTGATACAATACCATCTACTAAGCCTTGAATAATTGCAGGGCCTTTTTCAACAGCTGTTTGCGTAAACTGATCAATTTGTGCGCCAAATTGTTCGAATGCAACACCAAGACCAACTAATAACAACGCAACAATCGTAGCTGGGGCAATTGTTTTAAGAAGCGCACTCATTACAACCTGGCTTGTACTCATAATCGTTTGCAATCCTTCAGTAACAACAGTTGCTGTTTGCGATAAAGCAGGACCAACACTTCCAATAATTCCGCTGCCAAATTTACTAACTTCAGCACCTACATTGCCTAATGTTCCAGAAATATTTGAAGCAATCGTCGAAGCTTTAGAACCAATAGTATCTGAAAAAGCTGAAAACTTTGATGTTACAGCATTGATTCTGTCTGGGACTGCCAATGATTCGACCATGTCGGAAACTTGTGATTTCACCCCACTTGTTAATGATGAAAATTTTGAACTCACACCACTTGTAAATGATGAAAATTGTGAACTAACACCACTTGTAAATGATGAAACTTGCGAACTCACACCACTTGTTAATGATGAAAATTGGCCACTAATTCCAGAGAAATGAGATTTCATATTGTTAGTAAATGTTGAAACTTGACCACCAATTTCAGAGAAAGCACCTGCCCACTTAGAACCAAGCCCTGAGGCTGCATCTCCAACTCTGCTGAATCCATCGCGTAAACTATCAAAGTTTGTTACAACACTTTCAGCTGTTTTTGAAACACCCCCAACGAGTGCGCCCATTCCTTTTTCAACACCAGCAATAATTCCAACACCTTTTGAAAGTGCCAGGAATGCAGGACCAATAGCAGCAGCAAATACTACCATTTTTAATGTTGCCTCTTGAGTTCCTTTATCAAGATTATTGAATTTATCAACAATTTCAGTAATGTTTTCAATAAAAGGCTGTATATCATTTCCGACAATATCACCCAACGTATAAGATAATACGTCAAGTGAAGATTTTAATTTTTCAATAGCACCACCAGGCCCACTCAACAAAGCATTAGCCATGTCTTCTGCGGATCCTGTACAGTTATCAAGTGCGCTAGAATATTTATCAACTGTTTCTGGGGACGCTTTAATTAAAGTCATCCACTTAGCCATCTGGTTTTTACCAAATAGAGTAGCAGCTGCTTGCAACTGTTCTTCTTGTGTTAAGCCAGCAAATGCCGTATGCAACTGTTTTTGTACGCTTGTAAAGTTTTTCATCGTACCATCAGTATTGAAGATTTCAATACCTAATCGTTTCATAACGGCTGTGGCATCGTCAGCAGGAGAAGCAAGTCTTGCAAGACCTGTTTTTAATGCAGTAGCACCTTCAGAACCGGAAATACCAGCATCACCGAAAACATCGGTAATGACAGCTAAATCTTTCATTGACCAGCCTACAGAATCCACAATAGGACCTGCGACAGTCATTGAGTCTAATAAATCTTGTACTGTAGTATTAGCTTGACCTTGTGCTTTTGCTAAGATATCTGCAGCATTTCCAGCTTGTAATCCTTGATCCGCGAATATTTTCATCGCGTTACCAAGTCCGCCAGATACTACAGCTAAATCTGTAGCTGTACCAGCCGCAAGACTCATAGCAGGAGTAAGCATTTTAGAAGCATCAGCTGCATTAAAACCTTGTCGTGCAAAGTTTAATGCCGCATTAGCCGCATCATTCATCCCAAAGACTGAATTTGACGCAGCCGACTTCATAGCTTTCTCAAGATCACCAGAGGCCCATGCTGTATCACCCATAGTTTTCTTTACGAGTCGCATTGTTTTATCTACTTCTGAAAAATTCTTTACAGAAGCAGTAGCAGCTGCAACAACTGGAACAGTGATTGATTTTGTTAATGTACCACCAATTTTTCCCAGGGAAGCAGATAAGCTTTCCCATTTTTTACTTGTTGCTTCCAGTGAGGATTGTACAGAAGAAAGTGACGACGCAAAATCTTTTACGTCAGCTGAAATTTTGACTGATAATGTATAATCTGCCATATTTTAGTCAACCCCTTTCTTAGCTTTTTTCCGCATTGGAATACCATTCGCTTTATAAATTTCTTCAATCCAACCAGTTTCTGCATCTTCAATGGCAGTGATAACCTTAAGATCGTCTTGTGCCGTTTCAACTGTCTTTTGCCCGTTAAAATGTTTTTTCCATAACTTAATAGGTAATGTACCTTTTTTACGGTTAGCATTTACATATGCATTTAAGAAGGCATCTCTAGCAAAAGTGGATTCGCGGACAAGTTTATCTTCCCAAGCCCTGTATATAAAAGAAATTTCGGTACGAGTAAGGTTTTCATATTCAGCCCTGCTTGTACCGAAATTCACAAAGAAGAATGCAAAATCCTGTAGGTCTCGATATTTGCTATCCTCCTCCCGTTCTTCAGAAGTACGGGAGTCAGTAGCATCATCTGTTTCAAAATATCTGAAATTTATTAAGCGTTGCGGAATAAAAAAGGGAGATCTTCAGAAATCTGATTTGTTACATCGGCGATAGCCTTGCTGTATCCCTCTGCCTCCATATATTCTTCTGCAAGTTTCATTGCATTCTGCATAGGAAGATATCCTACTGTATCAACTTCTTTTAAGCCGTATGTAATACAGCTTTCAAGAGTTTCAAGGGAAAGAACCCCGTTTGTTTTAACAATTTCAGAAAGCAAGCTGCCTCCGATACGTTTTTCAATGAGTTTTACTCTCCCGATAGAGAACTTAAGTTCGTATTCTTTTTGGTTTAATGTAATAATCATATTCTTTTAATCTCCTTTACTTTTTATTATTCTGGAAGCTTGTCTGTTGTAATGGTATCAACACTAAAGTCTGTAAGCTTACCAAGACCAGACAATGTGATTGAGTATGTCATAGCGCCATCATTTGCTGCTTCGATAGAGAAGTCAGTTACAACTGCTAAACCGCCAAACATACCTTTCTTAGCTTTCTTGTTGTATACCTTGATACATACTGCATCGCCACTTTCGAAAGCAGTTGAAAGCTGTTTCTGAGACTTGTCAGAAGTTACGTACACACCAGAAAGATCAATTGACCATTCTTTAGTACCTGCAAGGTAAGATTTATATCCACCTTCTGTATCTTTTGTAGTTACTTCAAGAGTATCTGCGGATCTCTTGATAGATAATCCTTGCTGACCTGCAACGGCTAAAATATTAGCCCCTGTTGCATCCCAAATAGCAAGGATGATATCTTTACCAGCTGTCGCCTGTGCAGATGTAGCATCGAAGTCGCAGTATGTACCGCCATCGTATTCACCTGTAAAAATCTGTGAAACATATTTTTTGTTCATATTAATTACCTCCGTTAAATTTTTGTTTTGAAACCATAAGCAATCAAGAATTTAAAAACTACGATTGCGTGTTTTTCCCCAGTTTCTTCATCTTGGATTGTTTGCATTCCTTCATCGGTCTGCATAATAAGATTAAATGGATCCGGGATAGTAATATCTTCTGTCATAGCTTCTTCTACGGCCTGTACTAATTTATAAATCGGTACAGAAGACTGCGTTGAATCAGCTATAACATGAATCCAAACTTCGTGATTTTTCATAAACATAGTTTTGTTATCTACGTTTTCAACATTCACGACTTGTATATATGTGAAAGGAGAAACAGCATCTTTAGGAACCACGTCATAACATTTCATGTCAGTGTTCTTTTGAATGTTTGCTTGAACTTCTTTCACAAGTTCTGTAAGTGGGAATTGTTTAAGCATTGTTTTATTCCTTTCCAGCTATTTTTTTTATAGAATTAAGTACATCCTGTTTATAAATTGGCTTTTGTTTTTCCACGTTACTTTTTAAAAAGTGTTGTCCAGGGACAAACCCTCCGGACTTTGTTCTGTGCCCATACTCAACATGTGGGGCATATTCTTTTGTATAACCCATTGTGTCTTTTTCAAATCTGACAGAAGATTTTAATTCTCCATGTGGCCCATGCGGTCTAGTTAATTCAGTAGATACTGGGGAACCTCCACCGGCTGGAACTTGCCCGCCAGTATATCCCTTTTTAGCCCTCGAATACATTTCGCCTATAGACTTTGTAGCTACATCTTGAAATGTTGCTTTTGAAAGCCTACTTAGTGCGGCAGATAATTCAGCAGCACCAGTAATTTTTACACTCATACTTTATGTGACCTCGCATGAATTACAACCCAGCGGTCCGATAACTCCAGGATCATTTCAATTGAATATTTCACGCCGTCGATCAAAACCGAATTAACCCCGCGTAATAACTCGCGCGGAATCAATAAGGCATATTTTGAAGTGTTGCGCGTTACATCTGACCCATATAATGAAATTTCTTCCGCCGTCCATGGTGAAAACCTAGCTGGACATGTTGCTTTTACGTCCCACCCATCGGGTGTTTTGTTCCCTAACTCATCCACTGTTTCTTTTGGCGTTAACAATAGGCATTTTTTATACATCATAGAAAATGAACCCTTTTTGAACTTCCGACATTATCGCTATTGCGGTATGCCGTGAATTCACTTTCATATTCTGAGAGAATGTCATCAACGAATGTATCTGAGAAAACCCCAGTAGCACTTTCAGATTGGATTCCCTCGTAGTAACGTCTGCGGTATGCTTTAATAGAAGCCTCCGCACAAATACCAAAAAATAAAGCAGGAAATTCTTGTTCGTTTGAAATACCAAGGCGGATACAAATACGATCAAGGACGGTTTGAGAGATTTCTCCCATAACCGCCTTGTCGCATAATTCGCCTGTCATGCGGCACTCAATACGCTTTGCAATTTCAGAAATCATATATCATGCCTCCTTGTTCCGACTATTTAGCAGCAACAGCAATAGCAGCCTTTACAACACCAGTTGCATCTTCTGGATAGAAGACAACACCAGACATAACTAATGTGTCGATAGAAGCGTTATCACCTTTTACATAGTGAGTCATACCAACTAAGCCTGTTTCGTCAGAAGTAAGTCCGAATGTTTCTGCAACATCGCCATCTGCGGAAACGTAAGCACCGTTGATATTTTCTTTTGCTGTAGCAACAACTGTACCAGCTGTAACAGATGGATCGATAACAACTGTTCCAAGGCCTAAGAAGTCCTCAACGTACTTAAACCCGAAAGCGTTTTGTGTTGTAATCTGTGCAGTTGCTAAGTAATCAGCAACATCTGTAGTATTTACAAAGAAAATAGGTTCAACGTCCATATCTGCAAAGTGAGTAGATACAGCGCCCCATGCAGCAGCAAGTGCACCCTGTAAAGTAGCAACCTTCGCTGTGGCTTTTCCTGTACCAGTTGCAAGCATTCCATAGAAAGCTTTCTTAACGTCTTTTTGCACGTCTTTTACAAGTAAGTCGTCAGTTTTATTTACTGCCTTGTCTTTACCTGATCTCTGAATTGCTTCAGCTGTAGTCTGTTTACGGTACTTTTTGAGAGTAATCTCAAAAGAATTTGCTAAAGTTCTATCGTACTTTGTAAGCCCGATTGTTTCACCTTCAGCGACCTGATCCGGTGTGTTCTTTTTTGTGTACTTGTACTGTTTTACAAGGCTACCTGTTGGCATTGGTGTAAGTTCTGTAACACCTAAGATAGTCTGTAATGATTCAACCCCAGCAACTAATCTCTCGTTGTGATCGATAGAGATAGCTGGTTCAATGTCTGTAGTTACGATTGTGCCCGCTTCTACAGTAAACAACTGTCTAAAATATTTATTCATAGTTTTTATACCTCCGTTATATGTTCTTGCGCTTGCGCGCAGCCTTCATGAAGTGAGAAAAGCTTAAGCGTTCTTCTCTTATGAAAGCCTATGAGTAGTCTGTAACATCACAATATATATGTCAGAAAACGTCTTCCGATAAAGAAAAATAACGCAATGTTTTTGAGGGCCCAAAAGCCCGGAAACAAAACATTATATATTTAATATATTTAATATGTGATGGTTACCGATTAATCGGTGACTGTCGCTGATTAATCGGCGACTCATACACTCATTGGGTGTTTCAGTCACTTATTAATCGGCGACTCAAAAATGCAATTACTGGAACAAATCAATGTGTTCTGCGATAGCTTTTTGACGTTCTGCGCGGTTCGTAATCTTTAAAATGTCCGCTTTTGTCAGTGTGCTTCCGCCTTTACCAGTAGAAGGGGCTTTTCCCTTTAAAGCTTCTTTAACGGCATCTTGTACCGCTTCTTTAAATGCCTTTGAGAATGCCTCAACTTTGGCTTTAGTGTTGTCAGCGTCTTCTGCGATTAAGCTTGATACTACCTCGTCAGGTACGTTCACGCCGTCGTCGCGTAACATAGTTCTCGCTGTCTTTTCCATTTCAGCAATGCTATTTGCACGCTTTAATTCATCTAATTCTTTCTGTAATGTGTCGCGTTCGTGTTCTGCTTTTTCCTGCGCGTTCATCCCAGCCAACTTTTCAGCCTCAGAAATCTTTTTTTCCTGTTCCTTCTGCCACTTCGCAAACTTTTTGTTGATGATTTCGTCTACGTCAGCGTCAATGTATTTCTTAGTGTCCTTGTTGTCTGGTTCCGCGTTTCCGTTCTTTCCGCCCTTGTCGTCGACCCCTGGGTCTCCGCCTTCTGCAAAAATCTGTCTTAAGTAATCTTTAAATTTCATAGTTCTGTCCTCCATAATTTATAGTCGTAATGCTTGACTTTAGTTTTCCATAGCTTTTAACGACTTCAATGCTAGGTCGCTTTTCAGAATCTCCGCCAGGAAATAAAGAAAAGGAAATATAAAAAGAGACTGAAAAGCCTCTTTAAATAACTTTTACGTGTGCAGGATATCCGTCCTGTAATAGCCTCATACCCACCATAAAGGCCGATACAAGGAATAAACTCTTATCCCCTAGTTCTTCTAGGTCTAACTCATAAAAACCGCTAGAAATGGCAAATACGGGCTTCTCATGGGCAAGCTGTCCAATAGACTCGGTTAATGTTTGCACCTGTGAAGTGACAGCCTCGCATACAATATCTTTCCCGCGTTCCGCGTATCCAGCGTGACCGCTAACCGTCAATTTCCCCGGTGTCTTTGTTACTGTTATCATTTGCTTTATCCTCCTTAAGAAATCCCTCGAATTCTTCAAAACCGAATTTCTGTGATCCGTCATAGCGTTTTACTTCTTTCCCGTCTTCTAAGAAAACGATCAACGGGATTCTTGAGACTTTGTAAAGTCTAGCCATCGCTGGTTCTCTCTGTGCGTCGATAAAATCAACCTGCCCAGGAAAAGCGGCGGCTAAGTCATCGAAAAAATATTCTTTCAAATGTTTACATGGTCCGCACCAACTGGCCATGAAATACAAAAGCTTTCTTTCTCTTTTTACTTTTCTTTTTGCCATCCTTTTTATTCCTCCGTAAAATTCTTAATGATTTCAGCGGCTTCTTCTCTTTGTTCCGCTGTGTATTCTCTGCTTGCGATTCTGTCGTTCAACCACTTGTCCCAATCAACGGCTGGTTCTGTGTGACATCTGCACCACGGGTGCATCGGCGGGTAATTTGTCCCCTCGCTTGCTTCTGATAGGTCGTATACATTGCCCTCCAGCGCATCGCAATCACTACATACGCGTTCATCGCCTGCGGTGCAATATCTGTATTGGTTAATGCCTACCTCCGCGAAAGCCTCGCTATTTGCACGGTTAAACATTCGCGTTCCCTCTGTATAAAGAAGCCTGTAAGCACTCCTGCGAGATACGCCATCAAAACGGTCTCTAATTTGCTTGTTCAATTTATCGTAACTGTCGCCTCTGGCAATACCTTTTGCGATATCGTTGTTGAGATAATCAGCAAGCTTCTGTCTGTTCGCTTGAAGTCGTTTTCCGAAGTCTGTATCTTTAATGATCTTTTCCCCAACCTGTTTGGCGGCCCTACCGTCAAACTGATTAAAAGAGATTAGCCCGTGCACGCCTTCATAAGTGGAAATTGTGTAGGAGAGAAGGTGCTGTCTGATTAACGCCTCTTCCTCTGACGAAAGCCCTAACTGCTGTGCCATAATTGAAAGCTGTAGCCCCTCTAAACGATTCAGCTTATAAATAGACTCACGGACAGGCTTTAGTGCTGCATGTTCCGGATGTAACCTAAAGAATTTGTCCATGTCCTCATAAAGCATAGTTGCTTCTTCTTTCGTGAGTCGCTTCATCATTTCGCGGTACTCTAGCACGCCATCTTTGCCGTATGTCTGATAGTAGTAGGCAATCTCTTTTTCCAGTTTCTTTGATTCACTATCATAAAGGCGGGAAAGCTTTTTCTTTAAAGCTTCCTCGCCTTTTTCTAAGTCTTTTTGTAACTCATTGAGTGTGTCTGTGTATTTACTCATTCAGATCACCGCCCGTCCTGTCTGTCGGGTAATCGGTGCTGTAGCTTACCTTGTCGGCTTCTGCGTCAATCTTTTTGATTTCGTCTTTGACATCGTCAACAATAGACAACGGTTTAAGCTGTGTTTCCTTGCTTACCACTCCAGAAAGTTGTGAAGCAATCTGCGCTTCCTCTAACTGGTTAGCTGGGATGTTTTGTGTGAACTGATAATCAATAAATAACCAGTCGTCCGCTTTAGCTTCCGTTACTGGATTGCTACAGATCAATCTATAACGGCGGTTCATAGCCCCGATGAATTTATTCTGTTTCATCTTTGCAAGATTAGACATTGCTAAAAGTTTGTACTTTAAAGCAATACCAGAAGAAGCCCCGAAGTTTTCATCACTGATATTTGCAACCATTGAAATTTGAAAAATGTCTGTTCTTAATCGGTCAATGAGATTTTCTTGTGTCTCGTCGCCGTTTGGTTTGTCCATGAACTCAACAACAAGCTTTCCATCCTCGATACCGTCAAAGTTGATAATACGGTCATCTCTGATTGTCTGTAGGTCCTCACGTTCAAGCTTAGCCCCTAGAATTTTTAAGTATGCGTCCGCGAAATAATCAACGTCGTTTGCCTTTTCACTAATTGCCTTGTTGTATGCATTAATCAATGATATAACCGGTTCAAATAATCCCGTACGTTCCGCATTCTCTAAGAATTCTGTAGCTGGTACTCCGTCGAAGCCGTGCATTTTTTTGTACTCATCGAACTTAATACCGCCATCATTTTTAAAATAGCGGACTGTTTCACTGTCGGAAATTGATCCTCGTTTAATGTTGTGGTTGTCTGTATAAAGCCTTACGAAATAACGAGGCTGTGGAATAATGCTTTCGTTATAGATAATAAAGGCATTCATAGGAGAGAGGACTGTTGAAGCAACTTCTCCCATTTCGTCCACATAATACATTTCATAGGCACTCCCGAATATATCGCACGTCTTAGCGATTTCCGCGTTCTGGTCATCCATAGAATTGTATCTGTCGTATCTTTGCAAGAATTCATTAATTCGTTCATCGTTTGATGTAACCTTAATCGGAATACCGCAGAAGAATCCGTTCATTGTATCAACAATATACTTAGCAAAGTTTGTGGCTAGGCGGTTGTCCGGCTTATATGCCTTTTTCTTATCCTGGTGAAAGATAGCATAGTCTGTTTGGTATGCATCATCTAAGTATTTATAATGTGACTGTACCAGCAGTTCATGCTGGCGGATGTATTCCGCAAGTAGTGCTGGTGTCATAATTTCATCGTCGGCAATTCGGAAGATCTTATCTTCTGCCTTGATGATCTTTTTGAAATGGTTTTTTCTTTTCATCTTTATAATCCCTCCCGAATTCTATTCCTGTGAGTTGTTCCTTTTTCCATCTGTCTAATAAGCGACGCTGCACTATCCGGGCAGTCGTCGTGTTCCGCGTTCTCTGTATAGTCAAGAATCTGATTTATATAGTCGCGGTCCGTTTCCTCCAACCAATAAATGTTTTTCCACTCACGGCGTAAGTAAGTGGAAATCTTAACATATTTGTTTTGTTTTTCCTGGTAAAGCTTTGGCAACATACCGCGCTTTTGTAATTCCTTAGCAAGATAGCCCTTGTCAGCGTTCTTTTCGTTCCATACAGTCCCGGCTTTAAAGCGTTCCTGTAATACCTGGATCTCTGCTAGGCAATCGTCAACATGCTTCTGCCACGTCTTGCCCAATGCGTAAATTGTTCCGTTTGGTTCCTTTTTCATGATTGTATATGCGGTCCAGTCGGCCCCACCATAACTGGCGTCTATGTGAGATACGCCTTCATAAAGGAGTGTTTCATCGTTGCAATAATTAGGCTTGCCAAACAATGCCTTATCACTTGCTATATGTTTCAATTCGTAGTTAGCAGCAAATAAAGAAGGGTCCATGCTTTCGCGTAGGGCCCTTAGCTTGTCCGCTGTGATAAGCCCGGTAGAATAGCAGTCATAGAATTTCTTATTCGGCATTAATTCGCTGATAGCGTCTTGTTTATGCCAAGGTGTGCACGTATTAAAAATACGGCCGTCCCTGTTTTTAACGTTCTGTAACTCCTGATACTGTATCTTTGTGCTGTTTCGTTCTGCCTGTGATGTTCTGTCTTGCACATTGACAATATCGTCTGTGAATATATAGTCGCTGTGCTTACCTGTTAAAGATGTATGAATACCGAGACATATAAGCTGCGGTGTTCCTTTTGTTCCGGTGTTTAAGTTCGTGTTTATCTGATAGCTGTTAGATGTAACAACTAGGTCCACGCCGTATATCTCTTTTGTTATGTAAGAAAAAAGATCACTATGCAAAATCTTGTCTGTTTGCTTAGCAATCTCTACTACGTCTGTATCTGTTTTTCTTATGAATATTGTTGTTTTGTTTGGTTTTAAGACAATGATCAATGCAAGTGCAAAAGACACACATGTCGTTTTGTATGACCCACGATGGGCCAGAAGCGTTTCATCGTCTTCTTGCTGCCAGACCATATCTTTTATCCATTCGTTATGTAAGTCGGTTAAAAGGCTAAATCCCAATAAACGCGCATATTTGACGGGATTCTCTTTTAACGACTTAACGAGTTTATCGTTCATCGTTATAATCCCTCCCGTTTAGTCTGTGTTTTATCTACTGTTAATCATCGCCTTTTAAAATAGCTTCTACTTTCATAGCTGTATCACTGATTGGGGTAGTAATACTAACATCCTGTTCACGTTTATCTCTCCAGTCGTCCTGTTTACGGTTTTTAAGCCAAAAAATCTGCGCTGTGGTATTTGGTGGATAGTACTTATCATCCGGTCCGATAAAACCAGTAGCGCTTTTAAATAAGGCATTTTCCACTTCACGGTCCGCTGTTTCCTTAGATTCTTTTAAGAGTTCCGCAAATTCTACATTTTCGTTTTTCCACTTGTAGAACGTGCTTTTCCCAATGCCCATATTTTTATAAATTTGTTTTTCGATTAGTCCATCACGGCACCAACCCTGAATTCGTAGTTTATTTTCAGGGGTAAGCCATTCTGATATATCAATTGCTTTTCTTCCAGCAGCCATAAAATTACCCCTTTCTTATGTTCTGTGTATCCTCGTTTTATTAAAAATAGGACGGCCAAAAAAATAAAAAACCTACACCGTGTAGGGAAAGGAGGAAAATGGAATTTAGCCGCCCTATAAATAAAAAAAGACATGGATTCTGTTCCTTGTCTTTTTTCACATTATCATTATACTACGTATAATATTGACTATTTGGACGAGTTTAAAAAAATAACCCCGACTATATAAGCCGGGGTAGTAGTGGTTATTTTATAAATTCATACTCAAATAATGTCGGTACGATTTCAGAATTATAATATTCCTTGCATAATGTTTTCATTGTTTGAAGTGCTGAGTATTTCGCCACCCTTTCTTATAACTACTTTCTTTTGGTGCAATAGTATGGGTACTCCCCGTTTTATTGCGTGTGAAAAACAGAAAAGGTACTCAATCTGAGTTCCTATATTCTGCCTTTTTATCTACATTTAGTTAGCTTTCGTTTTTCCACAGCCACTGCACTTGTAGCCTGTCAATTCCTGTTTTGTGGTTGCAGGTGAGTCGACAACATATCTTGTTTCGTACACTGCTTCGTGATGTACAGTATTGTATCCCACAACTGTTTCACGCCATTCAGTATGATAACCTCCGCAGTTTCCCCCATTTAAGTAGCTTTGTTCCAAATGTGATTGCGTATTGCCAGTGATATCCGCTCCGCATTGATTGCAAATTGAATATGCCTTCATCTCTGTAATTGGCACCTGTTCATCATAAGCAGCCTGCACCAAGACCTGCTCGTTATGTCCTTTTTCTGGAACAGTTACCGTCTTGTACTGTGCAACCCAGTTATGTGTATGTTCGGCTGGTTTTGAACTTCCTGAGTTTGAACCATTGTTATTCGATGGCTTAGATGTGCCTGAGTTATTGCTACCGCTGTTTGAAGGCTTAGAAGAACTTGTGTTGTTCTTGTTTGAGCTAGTATTCGTAGTCGAAGCTGTGTTATCCTTCTTTGATTCTGAAGCATTTGATTTATTAGAAGAATCGGCTTTTGCGGTTTCTTCTTTCTTTTCTTCCTGCTTTACTTCAGTTTCATCTTTTTTCTCATCTTCCGTCTTTGCAGAATCTTCAGATGGTGTCAAAGTGGCAGTACTGCCATCTTTTTTTGTTACGTCTAAATTGACTTTATCATCCTTTAAAGAAACATCAACTTTCTTTGTATCTTCTGTATCTACATCTTTGAAAACGAATGTTTTATCTTCATCCTGCAACCCTACTTTTACATCCAACTTGTCATTTTCTTTGACAGTATAATATAAAGTACGTTGTTCTTTGTTTTTTACAGCGTCTCCATCTTCCAACAAGTTATCACTGAAGTTTTCTTCTGAACTTGATTTTGTTTCAAATACAGTGATTTTCTTACCAGTGCTGTTTGTAATCTTCAAAGATTTTGAATACTTGCTTTTTTGACCAATTGTTTTTACTTCTTTTTTCTTGGCAACTTCTGTTGTCTTTGTGTCTTTTGTGTTTGAAGAATTAGAACATCCAGTCAACATGCCACCAGATAACACCATACTAAGGGCTAATGCCCCTACTATTAAAATTTGTTTTGTTTTCATATTCCATTCCGCCTTTGCCTTTTTACTGTAAAATTAGGCTCTATATCAGTAGATGTGGGTGAAAAATATATGGAAAATAATGATTAA